TTTAGATAATTCTAAAGGTACCATACCGGAACTCATCAACCCGCTTTTATTTGATGTTGCATTCCCAATCAGTTCTCCCAGTTTTGATGCAAGCGACTGCATCGTCATTTTTGCCGCATCTCCGCTACTTTGTAAAACTCTTACATTTGCGGCATCCGTCACTGTCGGAAGTTCATTCTCATACACGTCATTTCCTGTTGCCGCAGCGGCGGCAAATGTTGAAGTTTCAGACAAAGCCATAACCATTCTTGTGGAAACCATATCCACCATTTCATCTACTGTCACATTTTGTTCGTTGCCGTCTTTATCCACAGCCTTGAAGCCAACTATATTTTCTAAATTCAAATCACTCATAATATCAATTTTTATAAAGTTCTTATATAAGTTTTCCACGCTTTAGAAGTGCCGCCAACCGATTTGTACAGCTTCTTCCTACCACCTTTTATCTTGTAACGGGAAAGGTTGTTCCCGTTATAGTTCACGGGATAATCCGGATTGCCTTCGTTGGCATACGCCTCCATTTCATACGGAATGGTATAATACGCTGAACTCGCAGGATGGCAGATAGGGTTTCCCTTAACCCATTCGACAAAATACCGCCAGTAGTATTTTACCCATGAGCCGATAACCTGTGCCTGACGCAGGTGTATGGTTTCGTGCGTCAGGCTTTCCTTACCCGCATAGGTCTGCATATACCTATCTATGTTCTCCTTGTTCTCGGCACGGTATATCATCCGTCCGCACCACATCATGAAACGGTATCCCTTGAAAGGATAATGCTTCATGGCAAGCAGCTCAGGAGTATCAAAATCACCCGGCTTGCTTGAGAACAGCATCTTGATTAATTGCCATAATTCTTTCATAGCGTTTCTATTTCAGATTCAAGTTCAGCGATATGGTTATCAATACACGTGCTCACCTCGCCATTGAAGTTTGCTATATCCAGTTCCACGCATCCGGCACTTGACCGGGCGCTGCTGTAGATACGGACATAGCCTCCGTTATTCAATGTTTCCTTAGCCAGCTTCAGTTTCGCCAGTTCGTCATTGATCCGGCTGGCACGTTCCAAATTCTCAATCTTCATGTTGTTCCTCCTTCTTTTTATCCAGATAATCATTCAATGAATCGGCCAGCAAGCCGGACAACATAGGGGTAGAACGTCTTATGATATCCACCTCCTCTTCGTCAAGTTCCACACCATCTACAGTCGACTTGAAGATTTTCTCCGCAAGGAGATGCGCCTTCAAACCCGCTACGTTCTTATATATCCAGTCACCGAAGGCCTCAGTGATGTTACTGGCTATAAGCTTTTCTTTTTTAATCCCATCATAAATAGGGAATTGTGCAAAATTTATTCTCATACTTTATATTTAAATTATCCGCAATAAAACATAACCCAATAATTACCCATACACTTAATGAAGCCGGATGCAAAATCCAAATCAATATAAGACACCTCCCGTCCTCCGGGAGCAGGCAGGATCCGTCCTCCTGTCAATCTTACTCCGCCGCTCATACGTTTGAAGTATATAGTATGTCCCGGAACATCCGGAGGAAGTGTCACTTCTATATTACCCGTATTAATAAACATCACATTGTCATCATTGTTATTCAGGGAAGTGCTGACAGAGATATTCCTCCAGTTGCCAACTATGCCACGAAGAGAAACATAGCTGTCATTGTTCGGATGAAGGAAAATGTTACCGCCTTCCACGAACAGGGGAATGCTCGGGGTCTTGATGTGCATCCCGATCATGGCATTCGGACTCTGTATATCAATTCCGGCATCATACTTAATCCCTTCAATAGTGACAAACTGCGTGTTTCCCCCGATTCTTACGTTTGCAAATGTCCTTTCATTATAAAATTCAATTTGCCCGGCAGACAGGTTGAAACCGACGTATTTATTTGTTTCATTTTCATAAAGGATCTTTGAGGACAATACTCCCGAAGCGATGGAGAACGGACCGATACGTCCTTTATCCGCTGTGATTGTTCCTGTAATCTCTGCATTCTTACATTTGAAATACCCGGTTACGCCATTGATAAGAAGAGTTTCACCTTCATCGTTGTGGGATTTAAGCACATTGTTTTTGAACATGAAGCCGGCTACATTCGCACCATCGGCAAACAGGGTGTCAGTAGCGATATTCACAAACTTCTGCATGGCTTCCCAGTTCGAATCCCCGTTGGCTGATGTGGGTGCAACGGTAACGGAAGCACCGTAATTCTTTACAAGGAAATTATAATAAACTCCCCCTATCAGATATATGACCTTATCCCGGTAATCCGCATTCCAGACATAAGTCTGTCCTGATGCGAATACACCTCTGTCACGGGGAAACGCCCCTGTTGCTCCTGTTGCTCCTATGGCACCATCATTAGCTACACCCACCCCTTTTTCAGCGACAAAATTATTATTCCATGCGTTCGCGTCCGATGCGGATTGATAAGCCCGGACGGCAAACTGGGTGTATCCGGCTGTCGCTGGAACGGATATCTGATTGCTTAGGGTAGCACCTACATGAGCCAGCCAGCTTCCGTTATATTTCCGTGCGACAAGATAGAACCTGTTCGTATCGCTCACATTGCCGCCTACATTCTGTTTCATGGTAACGACAAACGCTGACGGTGACGGTGTGCCTGTTGACGTGAAGTTTATCGTGCTTACCGGGCTGTCAAGCCAGTACGAAGCGGACGGTTCGACACCGGAAGTCATTTCCTGCCAGTCGGAGTTGACAGCCTTGTCCGATCTCTTCCCGGAAAGTATGTAACCGCCATCCTTCTTCCTTAGATAACGTCCACCTCTCACGCGAAGAAGCGGAAGTGGCGGATTGGATGTTTGAACCTTGCTTAAGTAAGATCCTCCGGCAAACGATACTGTACTGTTCTTGGCATACGGGGTATTGGCGGATTCCCAATGACCTGCGGCTGTGATGCTCTCACCGTCAGCACCGTCACTGCCGTCCACAACCATCGGGACAGTTTCGACATCAACCGCCTGACCGTTCACGTAGAACACGAACTTCAAGCTACTGGTAAAATTACCGGAAGCCACCCCGACACCATCACCGATGGGAACCTCGGCCGCACCGTCACGACTGTACTTTAACTCCCCGTCCGTTGTGGCCGTAGTGACTGCACCGACTGTCTTCATACGCCGACAGGATACCGAAGCTACACTGTAACCGCCGTTCTTGTTCTTGCTGACCATCGTGACCGAAGTGACAAGGCTATAAATTACCGCATCGGAACCGTCCGCCCCGCCACGGACACCGGTTATCTTGAAAGTCAGTTCACGGGTATAGAGCTGCCCGTTCTTCATTGCAGCCAGTGTGATGGTGACCGTATTCTGTTCCGGAACCGACTTTCCGGCAGCGACGGATATCGCCACCGCTCCGGTGGCCTTGCTTGTGCTTGCCGTGAAACCGGCAGGCGTGCTGACTGTCAAAGATTCAAGGGTGAGTTTCTCGGTACCGTACCACATGGACACATGGGTAGTCCATGACTGTGCGGAAGTAGTAACGCCGGTACTGGTAAGAGCGACGCTCACCATCTCATTGTCAAGGTCGGCCATGATATTCGACTCCCCGTCCTTACTCCAACGGTGCACAGGGGCCGGAGTGCTCCATTCACTCCATACTCCATCACGCTTCACACGTTTGCACGCCCATTCCACCTGATGGTCGGCATCCACGCCAAGAAAATCATCTGTCCAGCCTTCCGGTATATAATCATCCTGCTGTTTCGATTCCGGCTTGTCAGGGGTAAGGCCGATGATGTTGGTACGGGTGTAGATCCACTCGTAACCTTTGCCGTCCTTACCGTCAGTCCCGTCTTTGACCATGACCATCCACAAACCATTCCGGTATATGTAAGTACAATGGTCAGCCGTATTTCGGTAGCTGTTACCCTCCTTGGGATTGGATGGATGGGATGCAAATTCACCAAGGAAGGTGATGCTTTCGCCTTTCAGCTCACGCCCGTCCAGAAGCATCTCCCAGTCTTCATGCACGGTCCAGTCGGCTGACTTCCCGGCAAGGATATAACCGCCATCCTTTTTGCGACGATAACTGCCGTTCCTGAACCTTGCGATCCTGATGGGAGGATTGGATGTTTTCACCTTGGAGATAAAAACACAGCCCGCCAAAGTGACCATGGTATTGACCTCGTATGGGGTCTTAGAGGATTCCCAATGACCGCCACCTATTACAGACAGGCCCGGATCACCCTTGTCACCTTTGGCGGCTGATACAAGCCAGTCCGGATTGTTTTCGGATGGCTCGGAAATAGTGCCCTTGTCATTGACGCACAACCATGTGGAACCGTTATGGGGCACACGGGAATAATATGCGTACTTCCTGCCCGGCTCCCAGCTAGGGAAGTCGATAGGAACGCGGACTGTGCTACCGGTAATTTCATCAATTTGAAAAATCAATCCCGTCATGATGATATCCTGCAATACCGCCGAGAACCTGTCGCAGTTGATCCCGTTGATGGTCATACCCTTCTTCTTGCCGAACCAGCTCTTCATCTGTGCCGGCTCCGGGTCCCAGGTGTTGGCATTGTCAACAAGGGTGATACAGCAGTTACCGTCACGCACGTCTATGATGATATAAGTCTGACGCTCCTTGTCGGTGAAGTTCCCCGTCTGTCCGAGACGCATCTCGTTATGGGGAACGAACTCATATCCGGGACGCGGAACCATCACGAATGTCTTCTCGTCGTAATCTGCGGAAGTGATACGGTACTGTATTTTCCGGAAACCAATAAAGTCACCGGTAGTGACGCTTTTGTCATGCCAGAAGCCTAGGAGGATATCGTCCGGCTTCTGTCCCAGCGGTACACCATCCTCCAGATCAGGGGTGACAGTATAGCTGCCGTCACTATTGGCGACAAAGCTTTTTATCTTCAGCCCTCCGCCGGGACTTATAGTATTATATCCTTCAAAATAGGTCTGACGGTTGAAACGAAGTTCTGGTACACTCAGAGAGCTGCGCAGGACCAGAGCCTCCAGCTCGGCACGGGCGTCCTCACCGATGTAACCTCCAGAAACGCCGGTAACGAAATCACCGAACTTGGCGTATTTCTTGATGACGGTTCCGCCCAACAGGGATAATAGGAAACCGGTGCGTTCCTCCGTATCCTTGCGCATGAACATGATCAGCGAGCGCAATGCGGAATACACGTTATGGTCTGTCGCAGGGGTGGAGTCGTGGCTTCCGATCACATACACACCGCTGCCACCATCGCCCGTATAGGTCTGTCCCTTTAGGGTAAGGCTCTCAACCTTTTCCTCCAGCTCCCCGATACGGGAATAGGCGGCGGTTTCCCCGACAGTATAAACAGGTGAGTCAAAGGAATAGTCAAGATTGAATTCAAATCCGATAACCCTTGACTGTCTTCCGTTCTCGAAATAAGCCTTGTTGATAAGGTTGACCTTTTGACCGATGCCATAGAAATTATGAACGCCATCCTCACGGTATGCGTCATTTGACATCATCGTGCAGCCATAGGTACTCGGGTCTATCTTGGATTTGGCAGCGTACTTTTCAGTCTTTTCCTTCAACTCCTGCTCGGCGGCACCCACAAGCCCCAGTTCGGTTATTTTCGTGCTGTCCCAGCCGGAAAGCACATATTCATCTCCATCCTGGGGAAAGAGCACATCACCGGGAAGCGGTCTGCCATAGTCCTCATTCCTGACTATCTCCCAAAGCTGTGCCTCAGGGTTCCATCCGCCATCCTCCAATTTCTCCGGCTTTCCCTCAGGATTGAACTTCACGGCGAACTCCAAACCGTTGAGAAGCCCGGATGCGAAACGTATCCTCAGCTCCTGACCGGGGAGGATATATTTCTCGGAAAAGTTAACACCCGTGTCCCTAAAGCGGTAGGCATTCCATTTTTCCTCGGTGGTTGTGCCGTCCTCATTCTCCACCTTGTCCGTCACTTCGATAGTGGTGACATCCGACATGATGCCTGTTCTTCGGGGATAGACTTCATCGAAGATAACCACCTGCTCGACGGCTTCCTCGGTAGTCATATCAGGATAAGCGTCAATGTAAGGAGTGCCTTCGGGAAGCATCAGCCTGCGCTGCACCACGCCGTTCACAACCACGGTCTCGTCAACCGGACGGTAGTCAGATGGGATATTCTTTGTTGAACCAAAAGCGTAGATACGGGTGGCATAAGTGGACCGGGATTCTGACTGTGACATTTCCTGCACGTTTTTCCCGATTTCGAAATCCACCGCATCGCCAGACTCACAACGTCCGAAATGGATGATGTTTTCAGTCACCCAACATTCGCAATCCCATTTCTTCGCCATCTCAAAACAAGCGTCAAGGATGTTGATGTTATCGTAACTCATCAACTGGGACTTGTTTTCGACTGTGGAATCAATGGAGAAAACAAAATCCTGTCCTTTGTATGTGTAACCAAGAGCTTTCAAATTTCTAAGGACTATACCGGCTTGTACGTCAAGCGGGGCGGTCAGGTTCCAGGACGCCTCCTGTCCGGTCGTCTCCGGGGTATATTTGAAGATTTTGTTTTTCCATTTCCAGTAGTAGGCGTCAAGTCTTAATTCGTAATCGTAGCCGGCGGTATTGGTGTTGAATGCGGGCTTCTGCAAGTCGCACATCTCGAACAATCCGAAGTTACATTCCACGTATGAGCCAAGTTTGAAATATATGGGATTCTCTAAGGAGAACTTTAACATGATGTAGTCCTCCTTCATCAGAGTGAACTTACGCTTGCAGCCTTCATTGATCAAAGTTGTAAGCTGGATAGCACCGGATATGTCTTTGATGTCGATTTGTTCCATGTCTTCAAAGTTCGGGGATAAAAAAAAGAGTGCCCAATTTTGAGCACTCACATACACGACAATAAAACCAATGTCGTGAATTAGCTTCTGTTTGCCGGATTTGGCTCGTTAAACTTGGCTGAAATTTTTCCGAAAGTTCGGTCTAAACTCTGTGCGTAAGTGACACTCTTGCCAGTATAAATAAGATGGTAAACCTCGCTACTATTAGCAGGAATCTGAATATCAACCACACCTTTATACAGCTCATCAAAGAAAGCTTTCTTCTTTGCTTGATAATCAGACTGAGAATTACTCTCGATAGTGAACGAAAGAGTTATTTCCCTCTCATCGACTTTAGGATTATTGATTATTACCCGTTTCCCATGTTCAAGTCGGCTTTTGTTCTCAATAAAATCCTTCATGGAAGCGGATGCCCCAATAACATCAAGAAACCCCTCTCCCATTCTCACACCCCATGTTGTATAAGCGTTTTCGCCATTAATTAATAATTCATCCATAGACTATAATTTTGCTGTATTCTTTTTAACTTCTGCTATATCTCTTTGCATCTGTTGAATAGGTTTGACGATTGCCCCTGTATTTTCTGAAATCTGTACCAATTCAAGATAAGATTGTGCTATCAAATCTCGCGTATCATCAGCGATATTCCTTGTTTCCGTATTTATGGAAAGTAGAGCATCTGCTTTTACTGTCAGTAGATTAAGTGATTGAGATTGAATAATATTCTGATTCTTTATCTCTTCTCCTGCAATCTGCAATGCTGTAAACCGCCCGTTCAACTCTTCGCCGGTATCTTGAGACATGGTTTGGAAACCTTTGCTGCTTGCAGACTGGGAAGCTGCTTCCTGTGAAATCTTGTCATATCCGGTTGCTGCGGCAAGCTCGTCACGGAGCTTCATGGCTTCGTCCACATAACCCATGTATTCATCCATCAGCTCCTTACGCTCATTATTATCAAGCGTACCATCATCCTTCATGGCTTCACCGAATTTATCATACCATGTCCTCAGTTTGTCACTAAACTGTTCACCGATGGCATTTGACAGCATCGCCTGCATGAAATATTTGGATATGTCATCAGCAAAATCCTCCGCACTCTTCTCCATATCCATCAGACTGCTTATAAAACTGTCATACATGGAATCGAATGACATTCCGATCAGGCCCTCATAAAGACTGTCGGTCAGTTCTTCCAGTTTTCCTGCCTGCTCTATATAATCATCCAGCTTGTCGGTAACACGCTCACCGTAACCTCCCTTACCGGAAGATTCCATGATATCCCATAACCATACGTCCGACCGTAGAGCCTTCATCTGTTCGGGGGTCAGATTCCACAAGGAATCGGTGCCGGAGAAATCCTGCATGCCGGTAGCTTTTCTTGCGTGTTCCAGCATTTCATCCGTCCATTTCAGATAATGCTGCCAGCTGCCGTGGCTCTTATGATATCCGGCTTGCTCCTTTGCTATTTGCAGATAGTTTTTATTGACT